ATGATCGTCGTCGCTTCGCGCAGCACCGGATCTTCGTGCGTGTCCTGCACGACATCGGTGATGGTCACGTAGTCGCCGTACTGGCTGAGTTGCACGGTGTAGTCCTGCGACGCGAGGCGGTTGCCAGCGGGCGTCACACCTTCGACCAGCGGCGTCAGCGCCAGCGGCACGTAGTACGCCTGCGCCGCGTTGCCGTTGCCCGCCGCGCCGGTCGCGCCTTGCAGGAAGTAGCGGCGGAACTTCGCGGTCTTGGTGCTTTGCGTCGGGATGGGGTACGCCTGCCCGAACTTCTCGACCACCATGTACGGCATCGCCCGCGTGAGCAAGTCCTTCATCACGTAGGCGGCGGTGCGCGGCGAAATGTCGCCGTATTGGATCATCTGAGCCATGTCAGGTTTCCTTCAGGAAGTGGTTACTTGGCCGCTGCGCCCACCGCCTCGTCCCACGCCGCGTCGAAATCGTTCGCGTCCGGGGTAGAGGGAGCCGCAGTGCCACGTTTTGAATCGACCACGCCCAACGCTTTCGCCGCTTTCTTGGCCGCTGCTGGTAGCTCGGTCACGCTTGCCTTCGGCGGTTGAGGTTGAGTACCCCCGCCCGCCGCAGGTTTGATGCCCTTCAGTTCCTTGTACCGCGTGATGAGATCGACCACATCTTGCGCCGACCCCTCCTTGATGATGCCTTGGGCGAGCGAACGCTCGTAGCCCTTCAGGCTGTCCGTCCACGTGACAACCTGCTCGTAAAGCTCGTCGGTGTAGTCCGGGTGCGCCTGCACGATCTCGCGCAACGCCGACTCTCCCTCGAACGAATCCGCCGTCTCCAACGCGCGCTGAACAACCGGTCCGTACACACGGTTGACCTCGGCGAAGATATGCGTCGCCAGTTGGCGGTACTCCGCACGACGCCGCAGCGATTCCCCTCGAATGACATCCGGCCACTCCTTCTCGTAGTCCTTGAGAAAGGTCTGCTCGTCCGCGCTGTAGATCGGCGGCTCGTCCTTGGCGGGCGCGGGCTGCTCATCCTTGGGGGGTGTGGCCTTGGCCCGCTCGGCAACCAGCGCGTCGTACTTCGCCTTCCAGTCGTCCTCGGAAGGTTTCCCCGCCGCTGCCGCATCGTCGGCTGCCGTGCCAGCGGCAGTGGCAGCAGCGGCGGCGTCACCCGCTGGGGTTTCCGTGGGGGTGCCAGCCGAAGCCGCGTCCGTGGCGGCGTCGGCGGACTGGGGGGTGGCCGATGCAGCGCCCGCGTTCTCCGCCGTACCGGCCTTGGCTGCCGCCGCTGCCTCGTCCACGGGGGTTGGTGCAGCCCCGGCTGGCGTAGCTTTGTCGTCCGACGCGGGGGCCGCGTCCGTCAGCGATGCGAACACATCCGAGAACTCCGTGTAGCCTTCGGGAGTGGCGGAATTGGCGGGCTTTCCTTGCTCGGTTGTCATGGGTGACCTTATAGATTTGTTTGGGGGGTTACGTCAATCTTTCGAGGGCGGGGGTTCAGTTAGGTATTTAAGCATCCGACTTAACCCCCGATGTTCACCTTGAAGGCGGTAAAGCTCCTTGGCTTCTTCCTCAACGGCTAACTTTTCCGCCACATCCTGTAGGCCGTCAGTGAGCAGCGCGCTTAGCGCCCGGCCCACCGCCTCCTGTTTGTGGCTGGACAATACCTGACGGGACTCCACCTCCCGCTCGCGACGCTGCGATTTCGGGGACCGTGACATTCTTCTCCAATGCGGCGAGGATTGCGTTGAACGTAGTCGCATCCGCCGCCGCCGCGTTCTTGTCGGATTGCGTCAACGACTTAACCGCGTCGGCCAACAGCTTGCGCACTTCCGCGCGCATAAGCTCGGCCATCTGCGCGTCTTGTTGCTGCTGTTTCTGCGACTGCGCTTGCTCGCGCCGCGTAGCCTCGGCGTCGTCCACCATCACCGACTGGCTCATGTCGCGCACAGACAGGCGCTCGCGCAGCAGTTCCTTCCAGTCGATGTACAGCATCTCCTGCGGCGTCAGCGAGCGCGCCAACTCGTCGTACCCCATGCCGCGCACTTCCTTGGCGATGAGGCTGGTGGACCCGCGCGGCACCACTTGGAAGTCACCCTTGATGGTTGGCTTGGTGTTGAAGTGCCGGTTGAACGCGACCAGCGCCCCGATCACAGACTGGGTGAACGTGTCGAAATTGCGCACCACATCCTTGAAGGGCAAGGCCGCGTCCCCCCGCAGCATGGACGCGCCTGCTGCGGTACGGAACGGCTCGCTCGGCCCCTTCTGCATGTCGCCGCCCGTCGCCGGGTTCACGAACGTCTCGATGTCCGCGAAGCTCTGGAAAAGCTCCTGCAACTTCATCAGATCACCGAGGTGCCCGTCGATCTGGATGTTGCGGATCGCCGGGATGCCCGCCGTCGCGGCCGAGTCGTCGTCGCGATAAAAGCGGCTGTACGCTCCGATGTTGTTCGTATCCTGCGTCGATTCCAGCAGCCCCCGGTTGATCTCCAGAATCGGTCCGCACGTGACGCTGGCGTTGTCGATCGCCATCCGCACTGTCGCCGCCACACCCATCTGCGAATCGCGCATCACGCGCGGCAGGCCGTTGCCTACCAGCGACGCGTCATCTTCCTCGAAGATGAACACGTGGAACGTGTTGATGCGTTCCTCTTCTTCGAGCAGCAGCCACGGGTTCATGTCGGCGCGGATCACCAGCCCATCGAGCATCCACACCACGGCCTTGATGGAGTCGCCCAGCTTTTCGTCAGGCACCTCGACACCCGCGCCCTTCAGGTAGTCGCCGGAAACGAATCCATCCCACAGGATGATTTCGTACTTGCGCCCGTCGTTCTGGTTCACCGTCGTCTGCACGCCCATCGAGCGTAGCTCCGACTCGAACGGGCGCTCCTTGTAATTCCCCTTGGGGTGATCCTTCAGATACCCCTTGATGACCTCGCTCAAGAACTCCGGGTTGTCGGCAAGCTCACGCACTTGCGCCCGGCTCATCACGATGCGCTGGAACTGCCCGTCCATCTGGTGCAGATACTTCGCGCTCATGTCCGGGTAGTAGTCCCATATCGGGACGAACTCGAACTGCGGCATCAGCGCCTTCACCGCGACCGCGCGGAATACGCCGTCGCCGCCCTGCTCCCAGCGCCGCTGCATGTCCTCGCGCGCCATCGGCCCCTTCAGCACGCCCATGCCGTACGTGATGCCGCTCATCATCACCTTGCGACAGAGCGTCACGTAATTCACCAGCTTGGACCCGCCGACCGCCGCCAACTGATCCTCGATTTCCGTTTCGAGGTTCTTAGCCCGCGCGGTTGCGAACTCCATGACCGCATGCTCGATCATGGCGTCCGTTACCGCGCCCCCGCTTTCCTGCGCTTGCTTCTGCACATCGGCGAGAACCTGCGTCAAGTCCTCTTCCGACAGGTTGGGGACCGGCGACGCCGCGATCGTCCAGTTCTTCTCGCCCACCGGAAACATCAGGTTCATCAGCCGCGACAGCACCGAGACGCACTTCACCCGCGTCAGTTTGGGGTACGCCTTCGACCGGTTGTCGTCCAACTGACGCTCGATCTCCGGATCGTAGATGCCGATGTACTGCCGGTAGTTCTTCGTCCACTGGAGTTCCGCGTTGCGCCGGTCCTTCTCGTAGCTCTCGAAGTCCTTGGCCATCTGATCGCCAAGGCGCTTCAACTTCTCCGGATTCAGCACCGGCTGCACCGGGGCGCTCGGAACCGCGTCGGCCGACGCGTTGACTGTCTGCATGTCCATAATCTCTCCGGGTTAAGTGCCGTGGGCGTAGTTGTTGAAGTTTCTGGCTGGCGCGGGCAGCAGTTTACGCCGCGCGGCTCGCGCTTCGGTATGCTGCGCGTACCGCGCCAAGTAGCCAAACCCATCCCCCGGATGAGAGTGTTCGTTCTTCTCTGGTTCCTCCGCTCGCTTGCCTTTGCGGTCGAGCGCGTAGCGCCAACCCCCCGCCAAGGCCCGGATCAGCCGCTTGCAACGCGGGTCGATCAGCAGCGCCGGGCCTGCGGCGGTCAATCTGGTCGTGAAATGCTCGATTGCATCAATCCGCAAGGGTAAGCGGTTGTTCATATCGGGGAATTTGACCGTAAAACCCCCGTATTTCTTGTCTTTCAGCACGTCCACGACCGAACTTTCGTCAGTCGGAGTGCGCGAATCCGCCGCCGGATCGGGGGCGAAAATGACCTCGTAATCGGGGAAACGGGCCTTCAAAAGCGGCTTTACCTTGTCGGTTAACAGCCTGACGGCCCCATAATCGTCCACCACGATCTCGTCGTACACGATCAGCCGCCCGTCGAGGTCGTGCTGACCGAAAATCAAGGCACTGTGCATGCCCGGATCGAAGCCAACGAGCAGGGGAAGGTGTGGATTGGGTATCAGCGCCTTCTTGGCGACGTGTATCTCGCTGCTGAAGGTTGTGATGACAGGTTTTCCTGCGTGGCTGAAGCCCCACTGCACCTCGATGAACTGCTTCACCCAGTTGGGTGACTTCCCTTCGGCCAAGGAGTCGTAATACCCCGCCCCACCGGGCAGATTCTCGACATTCTCAGCCCCCGGAGAGAACCCGGACGGTTGCCCATAGAAGGTGACGTTGTTGGGCCGCTCCGCGTCCCCCAGCCCGAGGTATTCGTGCCACCAGTCATCCTCGTTACCCGGATTGGATGACCCCCACATGCCCCAGTTGGTCGCGCCGCCGTCAAGAGTCGGAGGGTACCGACCGCAACGCGCGGACAGCGCCTCGATGATGTCCTTGGGTATTTGCACGAACTCATCGAGGATCGCAAACGTCACCTCCAGCGAGAGAACCCGCGCCACGTCGTCCACGGTGTCGAGCGCGCGGAACAGCACCTCGCACTCCACGTCATCGAACATCAGCACGAAGTTCTTGTCCGTGGCTTTCCACTTACCGGCCACGCCGTCCTTGAACCAGTAATTCCACGAGACTAAGGTGGTGTCCCGCAACTGCGGGAACGTGTTGCGGACCACCACCGCGCGCGAGCGCCGGATGCCATCGACCGGCGACTTCGCCTGTAGCTTGGCCAGATAGATCAGCTTGAAAAAAATGCCGGTGGTCTTGCCTGACCCCACCGGCCCGATGATCCAATCGAAGAACAGCTTCCCCGGCGCGAAGTGCTTGATGAAACTCTTGACGGTCTGCGGCGGGGTGTAATTGATCTTGGCCATGCGGTTACCGGTTACGGATGATTCTCCACACGACGACGGCGGTGGAGACTGCGACGTATAGTAACCCACCGCCTGCCAGCAGCAGCACGCCCAGTACAAACCACTCGCCCATGTCTACCCCGCAGGGAGAGCTTCTGCCGCTGGCGGCGCGGCGGCTTCGGTGGCCTGCTGCGCCTTCATCGCCACGTACTCCGGGTCATCGAACTCGACCGGCACCAGCTTGGTCCCCTCGACATCCACCGCCGTACCGCTGCTCGACTCGATGAACGAGCAGATCGGCAAGAACTGGTCACGGGTGACGATGTCCTTGAACGTCAGGGCCGCGCAGCACGCCCGGCATACCGGCAGATTGACCATCATCCGCGTCAGCGGCGCTTCCTTGCCGTAGTGCTGCATCACCGCCAGCGGCGGGTAGATTTCCAAGCCGGGGATGACCTCGGCTTCGGCGTCACAGCCTTCCTTTGCGCACTTCATGCGGCCTCTCCACTTGTGGGGAGGTATGTGCAGCGGCCCCGGCATTACGCGAGTGCCGCCAGCACACACCAGAACAGGATGCACAGCAACCACGCTATGCGGAGCGGGAAGGGGAATACATCCTCAACCCAGTCGGCGAATTTCATGACGTCGGGCAGAACGTCGCGGCCACGGGCGTACTGGAGATCAACAAGCAGTTCGACTCCCGCTTCACCGCCGTGCACACCCCCGCCGCCGACCGCTCGTAGCTCAAGGGCGAGCAGTAGACGTTCTGCTGCGGGCGCACCACCGCCGTGTTGTTCATGTTGATGTGGCAGTCGGGATCGACCTGCACGGTGCCGTTGCCGATCACTCCACGGTCGAGGTTGACCACGACGATCTTGCCGACGCCGCCCGCCCCGGTGACCGTACTGCACACCGCCGTCGCGTTCTTGTCCGCCACGATCGCCTTGATCTGATCGGCGTTCATG